TGTACCGTGCAGTGTATGTCTCTTGAGCATCGTCAAAAGAGATGGCTGCGCCTTCCTCTTTAGTCGGTGCTGTTGAGAAACCACCCAACATCACTTCTTCTTCAAAAGAACGATCTGAAGACTCTTCAGCGAAGATCTCAGCATGTTCGTTCTCATAACGGTCGTACTCAAGCCCAAAAAGTGCATTTAGACCGGGTTCTAGCTCTTTAGCTAGTTGTGCTCTTGAAATAGCCATGTGCTAGCCTCCTATATACCGGTTGTAGCGTAGGTGCCAACCGCAATGGTCGTACCTGTGTTGAAGGCACCGTTCAAACGAACGATGTACTGATGACCGAGTGCGGAATAATCCGTGTTGCCTGCCTCTTCATAGAGACCGACGATACGAACATCCAAAGTGTTTGTAGTAGCCGCTGTACTGATATCAAGCATGTCGCTTGATTGACCAGTGTTTGTGCTACCATTGTTAACACTTGCCATGTCACAGTTAATGAAAACGTCTGCCAACGCGGTTGCCCGGTCGGTGTTGCTTCCATCGGCTGCCACAACATATAGCTGCATTGGATCATCATACACGTAAGCTTTTACGGGATGATTTGTATCAACGCTTACCGCGTTTGATCCGGGCCAGTAATTGAGGTGTGTCGTCTTACCGGAAACGGAATCAACGTACTCAACACCACCTAGAACACCCAATGGAGCTATCGCCTGATTGGAGATAATAATTGTTCCACTGGAGGCAGGACATACGATCCCACCATTGTAGATAGCGGTTGTGTAGTTGCTGGCAATCTCATACATCGTTGTAGCGTTGTTATTGGGATTACCGCCCGTTTTACCAATAGGACGAAGGCCGTATCCACCTGTCAAGATGTTTGACATTAGTCTCTCCTATTTGACAAAAAGGTAGTCATCATTTCTGAGGACCACCGAAAGTTACACGAGATTGACGATCAGGTTTGTTGATCGTCATGGTCGAATGTGCATTCTCTCTCATCATATCAGAATCCACCGCCTGCATCTGGTCGGCACTTCTAGAGTTGAAATACGCTGTCCTTTCAGCAACCGTTTCATCTGGTATACGAGCAAGAATAAGTCCACCTACTCCAAACACACCTTCATATTTACCTGAGTCGATTACCGGGGCCTCAAAGTCTGGGTACTCATCCTTGCGAACAAGTTCATAACCTTCGCGCATTTTTGCGCTGATGTTCTTAGTATCGTCAAAACCACGGGTTTCAGCCCTGATCCAACGATGCTTAAAACCATCCGGTGCAGGTGGTGCATCCAACATAGACGGGGGAGCCCACGGCTTACGCTGCGCCGTCTTCTCCCTAGTTTGGTTAGCGCGAGCAGTACGTTTTACTGTACCTTCAAACATTTCGTTCTGTTCTTCAGACATTTAACCTACTCCTTCACGTATTTCGCGTATTCTTCAAGCGGCACACCCAATTTCTTTGCTATCGCAACTTGGCTAGGGGTGAGTCTAACCTTTTTCCCACTACTGCGCCCAGATGACGAACGGGATACGGAAGCTACGGTCTGAGCGGGCCGCCTGCTTTCCCCGGTTTTAAGCTTATGAGGGAACTCTTCCTTCATGCGCTTATCTAGTTCACTATAGTACTCATTTGACTGCGGGTCAAACCCTTCGTTTTCAACAAGCTTTTTATGTACCCCAAATGCGGCATATGTCATGGCCTCATCAGAGCCAAACCACTCGTTTCTAGCAGCCCAATCTTCTGCTTTGGGATCGGGTCTACGCGGCTGCTGCTGCGGCATAGGCTGTTGAACCTGTTGCTGCCGTTGAGCCTCCTCCTGTTGAGCGTGTCTCTGCTGCTGCATTTTGGCTTGGTTTGCACGGTCATTCTCAATGGCTAACTTGGTGATACTACGTTGAGCTTCCACCACACCGTTGGTGTCGCCAATCTCTATGGCTCTGGCAAGCGCCTGTTCCGCCGTCCCCATCTCACTCTCAACACGACTACTGTATTCATTAACGTAGTTGGTGTCCAAAGTGTTCATTCGGCTTTTTAGATGCTCCGCTTCAGTCTTTACGTTCTGAGCATACCGCAAGGCTTCTTCTTCGCGCCGTTCAGCTTCACGCATCTTCTTGGTCAAACGATCAATACGCTTCTGCGTGTTGCTTTCAGCCTTTTCAAACTGATCATCTTCCGCTGCCGCAAGAGGCGCTTCATCATCTCCTGCGTCAGAAACATCTACTTCTGTTTCCTCGGCATCATCCAAATCTAGTTCAATTTGATCAGTTTCTTTTAAATTTTCTTTCGCCATTATTCTCTCCTAGAAATGAAGAACATCTTCGGGTTCTTTTATTTTAGCCAAAACCTCATCGTCATTGAGTATCCTGACTTCACCACCGTCTATCTTGAAACGAGATCCGGAATAACGGGCAAACATCACCCAATCACCCTGATCACACCAAGGTCCCATAGGAAACTTTTCCGCATCTTTATAAGCTAGCTCGCCAACTTTAAGGACGTAACCAACCTGTGTCGAAACGGTTTGTTCCTGAACAACAGCATCCGGAAGATAAATACCCCCGTCTGTTTTTCCTTTACCCCGATATGGAAGAACCAGAATGCGCCACCCCGTAGGTGCAGGCATTCTTTCTAGAAGAGACTCCCCGATAGCTTCGGGGTCTAATACTTTGTCAGTAGGCTCTTTGTAAGCCTCTGCAATAGTTGCAACACCTTCAGATGCCGCAGCTAAGTCCACTGCTTTAGTCATTGCTTCGCTCCTGTTTATCTAGCAGGCCCTTGAGTTCCTGTTCCACATGATCTAGGGCTTTTAAATTACCCATGAGCTCACGATATTGCTCTATATTCTTGACGTTGTCATAAATCAACAAGTCTTGAATGCCTTGTCGCCGTTCTTTTATTATGCGAAAAACAGCTTCCGCAAAGTAAACTTCATCCACTCCGATAACTCCGCATTAAATCCTATGTCTTCTTATAACATACTATTCGGATTCTGCAAGAGCTCTCATCCTGTCTACCAAACGTCTGGCCCGATTTGGGACCTGTGTATACCATCTGGAATCTACCATTTCGTCGGCTGCGGCGTTCCAATCACGGGCATCCACACCAGCCTTCATACCTTTAAATTTGCTTAGTCGAGGCCGACCCATGTTGAACATCATATTACAAATAATATGTTGCGCCTCTTCCGGCAAGTCCTCAAAGTCTGGGTACAAAACTTTGCACTCATCAATCGTTACTGCAATGTCTAAAGAAAACAGGTTTCTAACTCGTTCCTGTTCGACAACGGTGCCAACGGGCTTGCCATATTCTTCGTCATGCTCAGTGATTAAATGACCCACACCACAAGTTGGTAGTGCTAAATGATCTAAATACACCTCGTACTTGCAGCCCTCGTCTTCGGCTATTTCTTCGCGTAATACATTTTTGTTCATTTTTTAAATCCTTTTAGACCCCGAATACCAAAGGATGCGCCAATGCTGGCGTACATCGCCCATTGAAACCATTCTGGTGTACGAGATAACGCGGCAAACCCATCCTCAACATACTGTTGGGTAAACGGAATAAAGCACATTGCAATTATACAAATAAACAGAATAGTCCATGCTTCGTCTTTCCACGAGTTATCAGAGGCTTGCGCCATTATTTTTTCCCAGCCCGCCTCATGCGTAGCTGCGGTGACCATAACCTGCGCTTCTGCCTCTGCCCGTGCTTTGGCTACAGCGCCCTTGGCTTTAGTTTGTTCAACCTTAGAATCCATCCATGACCCAGCAAGACTTGCTATCGGTCCTATAAGTGCTTGTATCATTCTATGATCCTCACAATGTAATGTGTGCCATCGGTGTTCTTTGATACCTCAACTGTCTTATTTTCACAAGAATACCGCACAGACGTTGATTTTTTATACAAGTTTCTTTCAATAGTACGCTTGGCTTTCAGACATTTAGATATTTTTTCATAAGCGGTATGCTCTGAAACATCACCGCCCATGTACAAAATCAATGTCATGGTTTTAATTACTGTTGCGTCCATTTCTAATTTTCTCTATTTGGGTTTCTATGTTTGTAATTCTCTTTTCATAAAAATCTAATGTAAGCTTTTGTTGCTGATCATGCGGTGCGCGGCCTTCATCTATTTGCTCTTGCAGCTTGGAAAGCTGTTCTGCTAGATGCTCAATCAACATATACTGCTCACTATCGGCTGGCAGACTGCCCATATCACCACGAGGCCATTTGATGCGAAACTCTGTGTTTTGACCTAAATCAGCCTCCATCAATATAAATTTATTTTCAATCGTATTTAAGCGTTCAATGATTCCAAAATATGCCCATGTTCCTATAGCCGCCCCTACAACCATCGCCATAAGATTGCGTATGGGCATAGATAGTTCAGTGTTCTCATTTATCTTGGTTGCCACATCATCCCCACAGGTAGCCGCCTAAAAAAGAAAACGTCCATATTATGGGCAAAACATAAAACATCATTCAACACCTAGAACCTTTGACAATCCGAACACTTCAAGCATTATAAAAGTAAAGAAGAGCAACAAGATTGAGCCCGCTATTAGCTTTCCTGAAAAGTTGGTTGAGCCAATCTTAATAGCTACAAATTCATTACCCAAGATACGAAGCACTAGCTCAAAGCTGTTTTGTCCGACATTAACTTCTACGGGTTTTTTCTTTTCTTCAGTCACAATCTTCCTTTCCAGCACAATCTTCTGGAAAACAATGAGCCATCATTCGGTAATATTTGTTTTCGTATGTTGCTTTCCACATATCTTCGTCAATAAGATAAACACATTGTTCTTCTGTCATCACTTGTTGTAATACTATTTGATTACCAATATATTCCCAATTTATACCGTTGTTTCCCCACATGCTTATCACCAGTAGGAACCCCTTTTCCATCCTCAGTATAACTCCTGATTTTCGTTTACTTTTACCGGTTTACAATATGCCGTAGCCTTATGTTCTGAGGGAACTCCGCTATAATGCTGATAATTCCCATACCTCTTTGTTACCTGTGATGCGAAAAAATTGCAATCTGTTACTGATCTAAAGTACATGTCTTGACTTTGAACCTTACCGCCCAAAACCAGTACAAGAACAAAAGCGTGTATCATTTTTTTGCCATGTAAGCTTGTGCGCCAAAGTAAAACCCGACAATCGACGCCTGACTAAGAAATAGCATATCACTCAAGCTAGCCAGAAACGCCAGCCTGCTCTCCGGTATCCACGGAACCAGAGGCAGCAGCGCAAAGCCAACCATACTGGCAACAGCAATCCATGCCATACGTTTCTGTGCGTCCGCCTTCTCTTCACGAAGCTCTAACTCCAACATATCCTTCGCGTGAGCAATTTCCTCGTCCGTCACAGTGCCGTCATTATCAAGGTCGAACTTATTAAACCTAGAGTTTTCTGAAAGGGTCTTTGCCATTTACCACTCCACAATCTTGTTGCTACTATTAGGGTCATACAAGCACATATACGCTCTTGGACAAAACTCACTAACCACAATAGAGGTGCGGGTTTTATTCGCGCCCTCATAGTTACAGTGCCATTCCTTGTCTACTTTCTTGTATTTAACAAGCCTGCACGGCACGTATTTATCTACATCCGCTCGTGCCATCATCACAATCATCACAACAAAGAACATCGCAGCCATCAAAATAGCACCAGCAACCATAAAAAACTGCTTCAAATTCTCTTCAAACTCTTTGGCCTCCTGTATCTTCTTACGCCTCTCCGCCGCAGCCGCCTCTTTGGCAGCCTGTATGCGTCGTGCACGTTCTTCTGTAATGGATTTCCATGTACCGGGTCCAAACCTCAAATCCACCATTTGTGCTATTTCACGCATCTGCTCTTGTGCAAGGCGAGCGTCAATAATCTCAGACGCAACAGACTTTACGCCGAACTGGTCAGCTACACCGACACCGGACTTCTTACTTCTTTTGTGCTGAACCTGCTTCTCGCCTTCAAACAGGTTATCTATGTAATGCGCTATATCGGATACGTCATTAGCGGTGCCAATGGCACTTTTGATGCCATCAACTGCCGCTTTAAATAAAGATATCCCTGCCAGCGCCGTAGTTATTGGTTCCATTTTGCCCCCAGCTTTCCTCTACTGCCCGCGCTGTTTGAGTAACTCTCTTTCCATAGCTGATTGAATACGTGCTGATGTCTGCTTCTCTTGGCTAGCCAACCGCTGCTGGAACTGAGCACCACGCATCTGCTGGTTCTGTGCATCCAGATTGAGCTTGGCCGCGTCGTTCTGTGCATCTGCCTGTTCGGCCTGTGCCTTGATCTGTAGCTCTTTCTCCTTGAGTTGTACCAGAGGATCCGGCCCTTGACCCGATACCTGCTGGGACATCTGCTTGACCATCTGCATACCCTCGGCAATAAACTGCGCGGTCAAACCCTCTATCTGCAACATCTCCTCTTCAGTTGCAGCCTCACCACCAACAGCCTGCCTAGACTGAATAAACTGCACTGCCGCCCGTTCCCGCGCTGCGATCTTCACATGCTCCATGATGTGCTTCTGAAGCGCCATAGCAATCGCAGGCATTCCAGCAACCATTGGCGTAGAGCCAAATACCATATGCGCCATAATATGTGCTTCATGCTCCTGACCCTCAAACGCCTGCAACGGCACCATGTCCATTGAGTCGATGTTCTCCTGTGCCGGATCCTTGGGTGTAGGCTCCTCATCAGGAATGCTCTTCATAACCCTGTCGATGTCTTTTACACCCAGAGCCTCGTACATGTCCTTGTACACTTCATACATGTTGTGCAACTCAGGAGCCGCACCCGCAAGCTGCAACTTGGTTTGCGCCAAAGCAATCCGCTGCGCCTGACTAAACATATTCGGATCAGATACAGGAACCACGTCAATCCTGTCGTCAAAGTCACTCGCCATCACAGCAGACTCTGCACCCTCTACAGAATACGGATACTCCTGCGGCAAGCTCTCCGACATAACCCGCGCCAGCATCTTGAACTCAATCCGCATGGCATAATGCAGCCGCTTATGCACCGCACTCATCACACGAGAACCCTGCTCCAGCATCGCAATAGTCGTTCCAACAGCCGCCTGCTGGTTACCATCACCCACCTTCAGGTCTGTAATCGTCGCAAACCGCTGACCCGCCTGAACAACAAACCCCAACAAGTTAAACAATGTCTGATCCGGCCCCTTAAACGGCAACGGCATCAAACTGTCGCGAATAGCACCACCCGGAGCGTCTACATCCCTGAACTCACCCGGCTGTAACGGGTCATCATCGTCCCTGATCCGTAGGCCGCGGGCCTTAAATCCTGCTGGAAGGTTGGATAACGTCCCTGCGTCAATCAACTGACGAAGTGCAGCCGTAGCTGTGCGCGACAGGCCACCAATCGTGTGAATTAAGCCCAATCCATAGAAACCAAAGCCCGGAAGGAACTTATAATGCACAAAATACTGTATTTTCTTCTTGTTCTCGTCTTCCTCACGGTAATTACGACGAATTGACAGTACCTGACCGTTGTCCTGACTAATTGTCACTACATATGGTATTTTAATACCCGTTGCCTCGCCGTCTTCGTCCTCCTCCTCATACCCCTCAAGGTCCAAATCAACATGACACTCCAATATCGTGCAGTCATAGTCGATCTGAGACGGCGTTACACCGTCAATGCGCTGTATCTCGTCGTCCACGGACGACGAATCGCCCTGCGAAGGCAGTACAGGTATGTCCAGATAGAAGCCAGACACCTGTTTCTTGCGTAAATCATTCAACGACATACGCAAAACCTGCGTTATGTTAGGACAGGACTCCAAATCTGACGTTTCATACGGCACAACCAAGTGCTCCGCCGGTACAAACTTACTTACAGCCCGCCCTTTTGTCTCGTCATAGTAAACTTTCTTGAAGGTAGACCCCGCCAAAGGCAAAAAGAACAGCATCTGGTCCAGTTCAGGTGTATATTCCTCCATCACGTTGGTGATGTAGTAGTTCATAAACTGCTTTACGCGGATGGCCTGCTGCTCTTTCTCACGGGTTTCTGCTCCCAAGACAGCAGTTCGCACGGGACCTGAAGCTGGCAACAACTCGTTAAACGCCTGCGCTTGGAATTGTGTAGCAGCCTCTGCGAGCAAGGGATGCGTAACTCCGGAAGCTCCTCTGAACGGCTGCGCTCTCTCCTCGTAGGAGAAACCAAGAAGTTCCAAACCGTTGGCGTAAGCATCTTCCCACTCCTGTCGTCCCGACTTGTTGCTGTCAAACTCAGACATTAACTCGCCAGCAATACGGGACAACTCACGGTCCGGTATCTCTTCGGCCAAGTTCATGTAGAAATCATCACCCTTGCCGCGTTGGTCCTGCGGATCAAAATCAATGGTTACACCGCCGTCCTCGTCAGGAATCATCTCAATGTCCATGCCCTCGGCCACACCCTCAAAGGATACGACGTTGTCGTCCATGCTGCCCGGTAGCTCAAGCTCCACTTCAGCCGCCAAGTCCTCCATGTCCAACTGAGACGGGACGTTGTCCATCATGCCTGCAATAGGTTCTCTAGCCATTAAATGTCTCCTTTAAAGACCTAACTTACCATAGGCCGGTTCATATTCCTAGCTGTTGACGCAAGGGACGCAACGCCCATAGGGCCGCGGCCCGTGTTCCGCGCTGCGTCTACCATGCTTACTATGCCGCCGTCTGCTTTCTTCTCTACACCGGGCACGATGTTCTCCACGTTAAACACACCATAATTTTTACCGCCCCACTCATAAGTGGTAAAACCATCAAAACCTTGAGATCTAATCCAATCCGGAAGCCCGCTGTCTTCAATAGTCCCATAATCGCCTGCTTCTACCAAATCTAAGAAGCCCATGTCGTCGTCATAGTCATAAAACTTGTTGTTTAAACTTCTTCCGTACTGCGCGTACCAATCCGACTCCAGAAGCTGTTGCAGGTGGTCCGGGTTATCTACGTCAAAAAAGTTTACGTCTTTAAGATATACTGGACGTATGTTAGGTGTTCCGTCTGGAACATCTCCAGCATAGTATTCTGCCGTGCTGGGTTTATCCGCTACAAAAGTATACGGTGCGTCTGGGTCAAATTCCTTATACGCTGCCCCTGTACCGTGATAAAAGCGTTGCGGTTTGTCGCCGCCTAACAGTCCCGTTGACTTGGGGGCCGCGGGCCGCGGCTTACGTACCATGTCCAAAATAGGGTCCGGATTGTCTGGGTCTGGATACTTAAACTCAAAACCGTTACGTTTATAGAACTCAATTAACTCGTCCTGATTTAAACCGCCATCACCATACGGTGACGGATATAGTGTCAGTGTCGTACCAGTGTCGTCCGCCCGTTCTGTAACCCGCTTCAGTGTCTCTGAGCCAAGGCCCTCACCTTTTGCCCCCGCACGTAACAGTTCAATGTCCACGGCTCCCGGTTCAATATTACTTTCTCTAAGAGTTACGTCTGAAAACTTTAAATCAGGAAAAAGAAGCCGGTTTGGCATCGTTTCAATTAAGGCTTCTCCGCCCTTTACGCCTTTAGCAAAAGCTTGCAAACCTTCTTTTGCCCCGCGGCCTGCCATAATGCCTAAAACAGGGCCGTCCCCAAACTTGTCCGCGGTCCGCGCTATACTAACCGCGGTGCCCGCCGCCACTGTGGCCGGTACAGCAAACGGATCAAACCGTTCAATCTCTCCTGTTTCAGGATTAAATGTCTCGCCACCAGCTAGTGCGGTGCGAAGCTGACGGGCTGGATACTCTTTCAACTCTGTACCAACAGCAGAAGCAATACCACCCGCCGTCTCTGCCGGGTCAGCCATAAACTGTTTAAAAAAATCAATACCCCCGCTAATAATCGGAGGGACCGCGAACTGCGGGTCAGAGACTTTCATCGGAGTCTCTGAATAAATTACGCCGCCATCTACATCTTGCGTGTTTACAGAATAGGGCTGGTCCACCTGATACGACATGGGCACAAGAGGTGAAATTATTTGAGATATAAGGGGAGACGTAGGGTCTACCGGCAATCCTGTTTTTCTATCAGACAACTTCCCGCCCCAAGATACGTGACATCTGATCCATGACCTTCGGATCAACAGTTTGCTTCACCTGATCCACAGGCGTCATAATACCAGCCTGCTTCAATAACTTGCCGCCAACAGCGTCATCGCGTAACTCAACCATCTGACCAAACTGAAAACCGCGCTTCTTGCCAAAGTTCTGTTTAGAAATAGGGCGACGCATAAACTGTTCCGGAGCAAGATCCTTGTATATGTCAAAGCCCTCTATACCCGGATACTGAGGAATAGGCCGCATTGTGTCGGGCCCCGTTGTGTCCGCCCCCTTACTAAGGTCCACGGACATAATGCCCTCTACAAAATTTTCCATGCGTCCGATGCCCCTCTAGTAATAAGCGTGTATCCTACCATAATTATCTTCTTCGTCCCAGTCATCTGTTGGCAGTTGCACAAAATTACCCTGCCTATACCGCATCAATGCCTGCGTCATGCTATCAACAAGATCGTCATACTCCCCATTAGGGAACGCCGCTACCTCTTCAATCAACTCATCCGCAAACGTAGTGTCGGGGGCCCAAACCATTCCAGCCTCAAATAACGGCGATACCGAATGAACCCTCGTCACCTTATCATTACCTTTGCTCGGCGTAAAGTTAACAACAGGTATGCCCATGTTCCGTAGTTCGTGGGTCAAGGGGGTCCCTGACGCTTTGGCCTCAATGATGACGGTGTCGGGGTCCCAGTAATTATACTGGTCTAACGCCTTCTCCTTTAACTCCGGAAAGTCCCACCTGCCCTTCTGACTGTCCAAAAGGATCAACGCCGGAGGACCCCCAGCCTCTTCGGGCCGAAACACACCCCACGTCGTAATAGCAGAATAGTCCGCCGTTTCCCGCTTACTAAACGCCGTATCATAACTCTGGATCACAAACTCAAGATTGGGAACCTTCTCCTGCTCCCACACGTTCCACCACTCACGCCGAATGATAGCATTCTCTTCGCCCGTCGGGTTCTGCTGATACTGAGCGTTCCACTTGCTCGGAGGTATAGATGCTTTGACCGCGGTTAAATCTTCCAAAGACCAAAACTCAGGCCAACACGGCGTCTCGTCACTGAAAATAGCAGGAAGCTCCACAACTTCCCACTGATCGGCTAACGGATCTTTAGCCATCGCCCTCAAAAGCTGACCCGTCATATCCTTCTCAGACCACCGGGTCTGTACCAAAACAATCGACCCACCCGGCTGGAGCCTCTGCCGGGGGCCCCCTGTGTACCAATCCCATGCGTCATCAAAGCCGTTCGCGGACATCGCGGTCTGCTCCGAATGAGGATCGTCAATGATGATTAAGTCACCACCACGACCAGCCAAGTTCGATCCAACGCCAACGGCATAGTACATTCCACCAGAAGCCGTGTCCCATCGCCCCGACGCTTTACTGTCAGCAGCCAGACGAACTTCCGGGAATATGTCTTTGTAGTCATCGCTATCAATTAAGTTCTTCGTCTTTCGTCCAAAGTTTACGGCAAGCTCCGTTGTGTGAGTTGCCTGAATAATCTTCATCTTTGGATTCTTACCCATCATCCATGCCGGAAACAAGAAAGAAGCGAACTCGGACTTTGTGTGACGAGGAGCCATATTGATGATCAAACGCTTCAACTCGCCCGTGGCTACCCGCTGCAACTTGTCCGCAATGATCTTGTGATGACGACCGGCAATGAACTCCGGCCACATATTTTTTACAAAAATTAAAAAGTCATCTTTGCAAGCTTCATTCTTTTCAAGAAGCGCGAGCCTCAGTTGAAGCTTCAGTTCCTTCTCTGTCAGACCATCCATCGGGGGACCCTTAAATTGCACAAAATATGTGCATAAATATGCACATTTATTAGTCAGTTAACAAGACTTCATATTTGCCTATTTATTAGGCAATGTTTCACGTGAAACATTCTATACCGTTTTTCATATGAATATTTGAGAGAAACATGGCCCATGCTTGCGCCAGCCACGGCGTGGGCGGCGGCGCGAAAATCTCGGATTTTTGGCGGTTTTCTGCGGTTTTTGACCCGATATGGGAAGGAACCTAGCCGATTTTTCACGGCCAGCGCGTCCGGGTCAATTACCGGTAATCACGGCTAGCCGGTCACCGGATCACTGCCCGCTGCGGGCGCGATTTGCCCGCCGGATCACGGCCAGCCGGTTGACGGATCACGGCCAGCCGGTCACCGGATCGCGGTTCACGGTTGCCGGATCACGGCCAGCGGTTGGCGGGCTGGTATGTTTGGGGAATGGATCGCGGGGCATGGCTTGGCTTGTTTAACTCTTTTAATGCCGCAACGCAGGCCAGCTAGCAGGCATAAGAAAACCCCCGCTAGTAATGCACCAGCGGGGGCGGTTGTTGGGGTTGTTGGGGCTTTATCCGGCCATGTATGAAACGACGACAATAAAACCGATCAGGATATACACGATAAGCGAACCGATCAGGATATCACGGCAAGCCCTGATTAACAGGCCAGCCATTTAAATATCCAACGATACGGTTGCACCGGCTAAAACTTCCCTAACTTGGCTTTCAATTGCTTCGCGGCTTTCGTCGCTAGTCATTTCTTCGCCAAGCCGTTCGGCCAGCCGTTCGTCGATCATGGTTTCAATCTCGGACTGGTGTTCGTAAATGTCAAAGCAATCGGTCACGGTTTCAACAATTCGATCATCAACCATTTTATCGGCCACGCTTTCGGCAAGGGCTTCGACGCTGTCACCAATAACGCCCATGATCGCCTTATTGAACTGATCCAACTGATCCGCCTTAAATGCGTCGCGCCGGTTGGCGTGTTCTAATTGTTGGCGCAATTCGGCAATTTCGGCGTCGCGTGGATCAATGATTGCGTCGGCTTCAAAGTTTAGATTTTCCATTGTTTTCTCTTTCCCGTAGTTATGCGGCCAGCCGTTGCGGTGGCCGTCCCCGATAATATGGGGTAAATCCCATAT